TAATTCAATAGAAGAGAATCGAATAACTGTTTCTGGTAACATTAATAAAGATTTTACAGTCATAGAATCGTTAGGTGTCATTGCTTTACGAATGTAAAGTTGTTTGCCATTTTTTAATTGTTGTTCTTCTAGCTTAGATAGACCCAAGTCATATCTCTGTATTACGTATTGTTTTCTATTTATGTTATGGTTTTTATATACTGTACTATAAAATTCTTCTAAATTACCTATTATAGAATCAATACCGGTCAATACATTAGTAGTATGTAAATACGTATCTTTATTAAGTGGGGGTTCAAATGGACTAGACAATTGATGGAATCCGTTATAAACAGATTCATAACGCGTGGTTGGATCGTTATTATCATTTTTGCATTCTAATTGCTTCTTTTCGATTATGCGCAAAGAAGTCGCTGTTTTATGTAATGTAATTTCAGGCAAATTAATATTTTCTTCTTCATCATCTTCATCAATATATAGTTTACGTCGATTAACTACTACTGGTACAATCCATTGAAGTTTTTTATCCATTTTTTCAATATGTTCAATGAGTGGTTTATGAGAGATTCCGAGAACCTTTGCGTCGTAAACATTATCATATTTATCAAATTTAGAATACATACTTCTTAACTGCTTATATCTTTCGATTAATAGATGAATATTATCTAGCACTGATCTGTTACGCTGGCTGTTAGGGACATTAGAGAGCAATTCATCTAACATATCATTAACCTGCACATCTATACCAAATCGTTGATTTCCTTCAGGGATTTCAACTAGTTGTTCGATCTCTCCTAATTGTTCTCCAAATACAATACCACTGGATTCTACATACATGTCGTGCAACTCATCGCGAATATTCTTCTCAGGTTTAGCGCCTTTTGGAATGGTTATTATGGATTCTCCTGAATCCGTGAATTCTATAAGAGCTTGATCATTTAATGGGTCATATTCTTCTCCTTCTTCTAAATTATTAGTTAACATTGTTAATGTGGGAACCTTAATAAACGCTGGCTTTTCACGAATAATTATTTTTTCAATTGGGATATTCTCCGGTATTCCTTTATAACCAAAGTTAATATAAATTGCTTTCAGGTTAGGAATAGTGGTAACTTCTATCATATCTTCTTCTAAATTGGTTACTTCTCCAGTAATAATAGCAGGAATATCACCTCCAAAGTGTATATCTATCCAAGTACGAGGAATGAGGTTATTTTGACGAGCATAACCTTTTACTTCGCTACGACTGAGTAAATTAATCTGTACAATAGATTCATCCGATAAAGTGCCTTCCTCTGTAATATTTACTCGATAGAAGTTATAATTCGTCACGTCAATCAATTTAATTTTTTCATTATCTATGTAAGTAATTAGAGCGCTCATCTCATGTATTTCAGGATTTGTTGGAGCAATAATTTCAATAATATCACCGAATTCTAAAGTAATAGATTTGTCTAATTTATCTGGGGAAAGATTACGGGTTTCTAAGCTCTGTTCTACAACATCTTTCTCTGATGGTAATGTTGTTTCATCTGAAGAAGTGCTTGTGGTTTGTTCTTTTGAATCTTCTTTGGATGATGAATCAGAGGTTTCTTTTTCAGATTCCATTTTATATAACAAAATATATAATATCCATCTAAATTATATTTTGTTACAATCATTTATTGGGTTGGAAAAAGATATTATAACAAATATAATAAAAGTAACTGTTTATAAAATATATAATTATATATGAGAGCGAGCCAAGAAATGATTCGTAGATATTCTTTTAATTTAGATACTATTAAAGGTGAAAGAATTAAGAAAAAACATTACTATACATGTATGTCTACCTATGTTATTCTAAACTATGATAAAAATTTTATGTCATTTGATGACACAATTACTGGACTGTATAGGTCAGTAATATTTTCTTTTCCTAGCAAGAAAATAGTGTGTTTTTCACCGCCAAAGTCAATACCATATTCTATTTTTTTAGCCAAAAGTCCCGTAATTAATGATGATATTTATATAAACGAAGCCATTGAGGGAATATCGATTAACCTATTTTACGATAAGAACATAAGTAAATGGAATATATCGACGAAAAGCTCAATCGGAGGTAAATATTGGTTTTATGGTAAAAAAAACAATGATAATCAAAAGCAATATACATTTTTGGAAATGTTCTTAGACGCATTAAGAGAACCAATTGATAAAGAATTAAATGATATTGCTATTTTGGAGTACTTACCTAAGGATTACTGTTACAATTTTGTACTACAACATTCGTCTAACTCTATTATATTTACAGTGAACAAATCAACTCTATATTTAATAGGTGTCTATTTAATAGATAATAATGACGTCGAATTTATTCCACAAGTAGAATACCAAGAATGGAATATTTTTCGTCACAATAATGGTGTAATACAATTTCCAAAAAGTTATATTGTACCAAATTATAATGAATTAGATACACATTTAATGGCAAAGGGTTATATGATCACAAATATGCAAACAGGTGAGAGAACCAAGGTAATAAACAAAAGGTATGAAGATATTAAAAGTTTAGTTAAAATTAAACCTGTTGTCCAGTATCAGTTCCTTTGCATGAATCAAGTAGGAAAGGAAAAAAATAATGAATATTTAACATTGTTTCCAAGATTTAAAAAGGAATTTTATTTTTTACGTAATCTTTATAACGAATTTATTATGGGCGTTTTTGAATCTTACTTGTCTAGATATATTCATAAAGAAAATATACCGATTTTAGCAAAATACGAATCGCATATTTATAAAATTTATCATAACGTTTATTTGCCGAGGTTGGATAAATACACAATAACAAAGATACGTTATAAAAATGTAGTTGATTATTTTAATAAAATGGAACCTAGAGAACTGTTTTATATTTTAAACTGGGACTCTAGGAATTTATAATATTTAGAATAATATATAGAATAATTTTAAATGGGATTAACTCAATCTACTGCTCAACCACCAAAACAAACTTCATCATCATTGTTTGGAACAAATGCACCGGCAGCCCCTGCTGCGCCTGCTCCCGCGGTTCCTGGGGCCGTTGGTGGATCGCGTAGAAGAAAGCACTCCAGCAAAAAACTTAAGGGAGGCAAGAGAAAAAGCGGTAAAAAGGCCAAATAGAGCTCTAGAGCTCTACTAATTTTTATATAATTTTTGTATGAAATTATATAACTTATGACAAAAAATTGAATTTGAAAACTCTTTTTTGATCCAGACAAAATAACCCCAAAATCAAGATGATGGAAAAAATGTGGCAAGTAATGGGCAAGCTGAAGGAAGCACCGAAAGAAAAACGGTTCAATGCTTGTACCGAAAATACGGTAATATTGACGGACAAACCAATGTCGGAAAATTACAAAAGAATATATCATATCATCAAAAGCAAAAATCCTTTGGTCACGTACGTAGGACCTGTGGCTAAATACTTAAATTGTGAGTGTTTTTACAATGGCAAAAAAGAAGGTTTTAGTGCCTCCTGCTGCACAAATCAGGAAAGACCTGATATTGACCTTACGAAAGTTGACATTCGCAGCGGCACTAGTTTGTTGGTTGTTATTACCGTAAATGGTATAAATTATGAAAAGAAGGCAACCTTTCTTAGTGTGTCGACAGAACCATGGTATGAATGGACCAGAAAGGATGGAAATCCAATGTACTTAAACAAATTGTTTATGGACGGGCTTTTTGAACACGAAAAAGAGTCGCTGGATTTTAGATACTAGCGTGAATTTCTAAAAAATTGATTACCATTATATTTAATAACCGTAAAGAACCTAATCAAAATGTCGGATATTAGTGTGCTGTTGGACATGTTTATTAATAAAACAAAACCTGTGGAAACGGTAGGTGAATTTTATATATCTATTGCCGATTTGATAGATGGAAAAGAGGTATATAATAAAATGCGGGCCAGTTCAAGGCCTAGTTACGAAATCTTTGGATCAGATGGATATAGTAGTTATGCTTTATACAGGTCAAGTGCAGAAAAAATATATTTATGTGAGATAGATTGCCAGACGCCGTCCAAATATATAGAAATAACCAGTGCAAATATGTTATATACAGAATAAAAATTAAAAAATATCTTTTATGAGGAGACCTAAAAAATTGAAACCTTTTTTGGTAAACAATATAATCGTAAAAACACATCAACTGCTAATCAAAATGGGAGACATGCTTGAGATAACAGAATGGGTTCCTGTCCCTGACCCCATCACAATTGAGGAACTATATAAGAAGGCGGGTTTTACTCGAGCCATGTTTACTGGAAAAGGTCCAGAATTGCATAGTGCGTTATGTCTTGGAGAAAAAAACGGCACCAAGTGGGACTACTATGACTTCTATGACTGCGAGTCCTATAATAATAGTAGTAAATACATTAAGGGAGGACGCATGATTGTAAGGTTCGGCAAACTTATGCGCGACGACTTTTATTTTGTGAAGCATGAGTTGGGCACTTATTATAAGTATGAATTGACGATACAGGGCAAAAAAATGCACTTAGTTGTTTCGCATTGTGACTACCTAAAACTTGTACCTGAAGACCGCGAGTATCTTGAATTATTACCAAAAGTGTCTATATAAAAAAAATCAAAAGAAATATTTTGTGAATTGACACGCTGTTACAATAAATAAATCTACTACATTTTTTATCGACGTGTTTTTCTACGATTTCGTCTATACTTTTTGTTTTTTTTAGAGCGCAGATAATTGCGCTTTCCTCCCTTTTTTTCAACGCATGTTAATTCATTTATTGTTTTATCAAATACTGTTTTTGCATTTTCTATATTAACATCATTTAATTCAATCGTTACCTCAAGTGCTCGATGTTTTTCTATATAATCTCTAAACTCCTCATGTGTGGGAAATTTCATCATATCATCACGTCCTTCGGCATTAAAATATTTCATCATTAGATAAGCAGATGTTGGATTAACTGCGTCTGATAATATATATTTAGCGTCTGCGTATATGGTTCTCGCTATAATAATAATTACGGCTCTCAATAGTTTATTTAATTTATTACCTTCTCGCTGTTTTTTTGTATGAGAAAAAATTGTAATGTATCCGTTGTTATACTCTACAATTATTGAAGACACACATATATCATTATTAAATGCGCACAATAACAGCGTTTTGGGATGCAACTCGTGATGTGCGGTTATTTCTACATTTTTATCCATTTGATAAAAATAGTTTATGTCGATTTTATAGTCGCACCCTTTTGTTTTGTTAAATTCTTCGAGGCGTGCATTTATATTATTAATTGCTTCTTTTGCAAGACCTAAGTTAATTTCTTCTTCTGGTGGGAGGTTAGACATGATGTTTTCTTTATATATAGTTATAAAATTATAAAAATGCTATTTAATTTAATTGCTCTCTAAAAATTGAAAACTTTTTATCACAAGTTGGATTTATGATAAAACCGAAAAGAATGATTGAAGAATTAATGAAAGCAAAGGAAGATGTGGTGTTGTTTGAGCACGCTATTAAAATGGCGACCAGCATTAACAACGAGGTCGCCATAGACATGCGATTCGGAGTTCTTCCAAAGTTTACCGAAAAAGTGGAGAAAATGCAACTTATTATAGATGATCTTGTAAAAACTCATCATATCCTGTTTGAAGAGCTCTCATATGAAAAAGCGTGTATTGTGTTAAATCGACACGGTAAGACCATAGTGAAGAATTACGACTTGCACGATTTTAAGGATAACCAGGATTGGACGTTAACTCGGTCAAAAGAGCGTTTTGAGAAAGGTCACGAATTCGACAACGAGGGATACTATTGGGCAATCGTTAGGTGTGATTGCCATTGGGATCTTCTTGATGTAGAAAGGATATGGATGCCATTTGCGCTAACCCCAACAGAAGGGAATAGTTTATTTGAGCAGTTGAACGAATGGTACAGCGAGAGAGTCGACCGTGTCACGGATTCGCCGAATTATATTTATTTCCCGGACTTGTGATGCAAACACATAAAAAATACTTATTGTAATCATTGTTTTTTATTTATTTATTATACCATGTTCCCTGGCAAAAGCCGCTGCCGCCGGGAAACTCCGCGACAGTAAGCGTTGATAATGTAGAGCATCTTGAGAGGTTGCCCACGTGTAAGTATTTGATGTCGGAGCCAAGTTGATTGTCTGCCACTGGTGGAGTTCGGAGTAGTTTTTTATTTTGTTGATACCAGATTGAGTAAGACGTAACGAGTATTCTCCGTCCACTTGATTAACTGTCGCGTCAGATGACATATTGATTGTATGTTTTTATCAATCCAGACATTTCTGAAAAAGGAATCGATTTTTTTAGCATCGTCTTATAAATAACAGTAATTATAATATTATTACCGAAAAATTGAATCCTTTTTGTTAGAATTCGATTAACTCAAACATCAACCAACACAATATGTCTAAGACCATTTCGTGCCATTCCTGCTCCGTGCCCATTATGCAAGTATACGAAAAAAGCATCGCTGGCTACATATATCAATATTGTAGCCGTCAGTGTGCAGAGGAGGATTACACCACATGTTCATACTGCGTTGACGGAGCAGAAGTATCAAAAAAAGATTGCGCCCATAAATCGTATGGTTGCTGTATGCAATACCTTGGGGGAAATCCGCAGTATTATTGTAGCGAAAGATGTGAAGGCGAAGATACAACTGAATTCATTCGGTCATTCAGGAAACCCATAAAAAGTAAACAATAAAAAAAAACCAATTTAAAATTAAAACGCGTATAAAAATATATATGGAAATTGGCGGACACGAATATAACATAAACCAAGAACATTACTTAGCAGGGGATATTGGTGAAAACCCAATGAAGTACCCATGTTTATCCACTTTTATTGACGTTTATATTTGCAGCAAAACCGGATTGTCTTCAAGGTATCCAGGATACCATTTTGATTTTAAACTAGTTCAATACAACAATTTTGATAGCGGAATGGCAAGTATTTATAAATTAGTAGTAACGAAATTATAAATAAACAAAATTTTTAATTCTATGTTTCGTCCTCATCATCATCCAAATCAATCTCTTCTCCATCTTCCCACTTAGCAAGTAGTTCATCACTATGTGTTCCACGCAACTCTCCCTCAGTAATTTCACCAGTAGAATTCCAACTACCTTCGAAAATTGTATTATTTTCATAAAACACCATACCTTCACCCAATATCCAATACATATTACCAGAAAATCTTCCTTTTCCAGAGTAGTCATCCGTAACTGTCCAATCTTCTACATATTGACTCGTCATATTCTTTTCAATATCCGAAATAGTTTCATTTTTTTCTTTAATGTTGTATTCTAGTGACCTAATTTTTTCTTCTAGTTCCTTGATTTTATTTCTGGCCTCAAGTAGTTCATCAGGTGGTGTTTGAAAGACGGTCTCCATGGTTCTGGTTTAAATTGATTAAATTCTTTTTAATATAATCAATTTTTTAATATTACATCTGTGGTACATATTTGCAATCGGCATTTTGAACTATTGTCTCATAATGATATTTTTGCGCGTTCAAATAGTCAGTAACCATTTTAGCATATTCATTATAGAAATCCTGAACATTTCTCGCAATTACCCATAAAGAAATCTGTGAAGGAACTGTAATTATACTATATTGATATTGATCATTCTTTACTTCTCCCAACTTAACAACCCAATATGAACCATCAAAAGGAGTTCCCTCCAAGTATACAGTAAGTTTGCCGCGCTCACTCGCATTCTTATAATATGCATGTCCGGCAATCTCTTCTAAATTCCCATTCTTATCGAGTTGAGAATTCAATACACTTACTGACCCATTAGATAATATGCCATAGTCAGCGGTTAAACATGTTCCATAACCTTGAAAGATTTCATTCGTTGGTGCGCCCAAAACCTGATACCACCGACCAGTATACTTCTCCACGTCTAACTCTGGGACTGTTGCAGGCCCAAAAGCTGAAACAGAGACAAACAAAAAATATAATGCTTTCACAATATTCATTATATTTTAATATGATAATTTATTTCTATATTCCTTATAATATTAATGTAAACATGCGAAAAATTGAATCCTTTTGGATAAAATATACAACAATGTAACAAAAGCAACAATATGTCTTCACAAGATAACAAGGTTTTGGAGTACTTTAATATCTATCTGACATTTGAGTACTATGGGAATAGCGCACGTTCTAGTAATCGAGATGTATTGAATAAGAATTTTGATGAGAACATGCAGGAATTTGATTGTGTTGTCAATGAAAAACTAGAAGAAGGGTGGCGACCTCTAGGGCCTCCCACGTTTTCACTAGGATGGTGCGATATGGCTAATGGAGGAGTTGCGATTCAAGCACTTGTCCGCGAAAAAAATATAGAACAAGCAGTCGTAGTTGAAATAAACCCCGAAATTTTAATAGCTGAAGAGGTGAAACCGCTTAGAAGTTCTACCCGCTTAAGAGTATCGAATAGTTAAGCAACACTATTATAAATCTCAGAAAGCTTGCATAAATTTTGAATATATTTTAATGAATGTTTTTTATTTACTTCATCCATTTCTTTGATGGGTCTACGAATATTATCAATCATATTAATAATATCTTCTGATCTATTCACATTAGATAGTTCGGTGCCATAATCCTTTTCGATAAAGAAATCTAAATCGCCATTGTCTATGACTTCTTTATACGGCAAAAACACAAAACTATACCATGTTTTTACAATAATAGTAGGATTAGCTCGTTTAATAGTATCGAATGATGTTATAGCAAATGTTATTTCTTTATTATCTGGCAAAATCCCTTTAATATCTTCTAGAAAATCAAAAAAATGTTTATTGAATGTTCGTAGTATAGTTGATTTATCTGTCATATTATTTATATTAGAAATGTATTAATTTTTTATATAATTTTAAACATATAATAAAATAGACATGTGTTTAAATAAATGGCTGCTTAGGAGCAATTTTTGCAACTTCATCCATGCGTTGTTGCTGCAATGTGTCGATCGTAACACTACTCGATAATTTATCAGGTCGATAAGTATCTGGTGGTGTCTCAATAAATTTAATATCATCGCCAGCTGAAACATAATTATACATCTGTCGATTTCCACCTTTACCCTTGGCGCTTAATTCCTCGGGACTCATATTGTACATAGTGTATTGTTCAGAAATAATATTTGTTCCTCCACTAGAAGACATAATAGGAAAGGCAGTTGGTT